CAACAGGTGCTACAGGATCTCAAGGCATCCAAGGAAATACTGGTGTAACAGGAGCAACAGGTGCTACGGGTTCACAAGGCATCCAAGGCATCCAAGGTATTCAAGGTATTCAAGGTATTCAAGGAAATACTGGTGTAACAGGAGCAACAGGTGCTACGGGTCCACAAGGCATCCAAGGTATTCAAGGTATCCAAGGAAACACTGGTCCAACAGGTGCTACAGGATCTCAAGGTATTCAAGGTGTCACTGGTCCAACAGGTGCTACAGGATCTCAAGGTATTCAAGGTGTCACTGGACCAGTTGGTGATTACACAATAAGTGTTAATGGAGTCACAGGAGCAGTATCCATAATCGGGGGAACAGGAATTTCTGTTGCTTCTGGAACACATCCTAATAAAGGAATTACTCTATCTCTTGGATTATCCGGTGTTACTGCTGGTCAAACTGGTTCAGCATCAGTGATACCAGTAGTAACTGTAGATCAATATGGAAGAGTCACAGGTCTAACATCTGCAACAAATATTCAGGCTTACAATGTAAGAACGGTATCTTCTTCGAGTAATATTGACTTCCTAGTAGGATTAATTGTGTCAGCAGGTGCGCAGTCTCCGGTTTATTACGATAGCGAAGAGACTTTCACATACAATCCATCTGTAAATACACTATCTTTGCCATCCGGTGCTTCACTTGCTTTTGGTAGCAGTTCAGAGATTTACTCTGGTGGAGGTACACTAAGCGTTAAAACTGCGTCAAACATATCTGGTGGAAACAAAGATGTTCTTATCAAGCCATATGGCAATATCGTATTGACTCCTTTGGATGTAAATACACTATTGTATGAATTTCCTAATCTAACAATTCCAAACAGTGCAAATGAGATTCGCATTTCTGGTGCAGATTTACGACTTAAAACAAAATCAGTTGATGGAGGATTGGGACCAATTGAGTTTTCAAGCAATATCGTTTTCGATGGTTCTTCTGCTAGTGATGGTTTTGAAACAACATTAACTGTTGCCGAGCCAACAGCAGACAGAACCATTACACTACCAAACGATAGCGGAACAGTTGCATTGACCAAAGCGGTTGTCTCTTCTGTAAATGGTCTTACAGGTGCTGTAACTATTTCTCCTGCGGGATCGACAGGATATATCCAGTACCATACAGGAGCAGGGTTCTCGGCAGACGATGGATTGCAGTATGATTCATCATCAGAAACTTTAAGGATTGGTGGTGGAACAGGTCATAACAAATACTACTCGACTAACTTTGACAATTTCATAGAAGGGTATGGAAATAACCTTAGAATCCGCCATGCGACGGGCAAGTATATCTCCATTGGTGACAACTCGGCATTTGGGTCGATAGGCAACGGAACATACATCCTCGTATCGGATAATGATGCTTCGATCAGCCTCTATGCACAGTTGGTTTGGACTAGATCACCAAGCCTCTTTGAGCAATACGCCACATTCGATCAGTATGTGAACCTCAAGGGTGGACTACAAATATCTGGTTCTAGTGGGACGAATGGGCAAGTCTTGACAAGCACTGGCACTGGATCTGGTATCACATGGGCAACTCCAAATGCAGCAACTTCTACGATAACAAATACAAACAGTTCATCAACATTCTATCCTGCATTTGTTGGTGGAACAGGTAATACTGCATTTTATATTGATGCAGTAACCACTCCATTGTCATATGTTCCTTCCACTGGAACAGTGAATGGTAGAATTTTTAATGGAACATTCGGTTCAAATGTAGCAAAAATTGATGGACAAAATGGTGAAATATTTGTCACAGATGGAACAGATGCGGTTTCTGTTAGTCCAACTGCTTTGACTAAAACTGGAGTATCTACATTTAACATATCGTCTAGTTCTATTCAATTTACAAATGGTATATATGGATACACATTCCCCGCAGCAAATGGTACAAGCGGTCAAGCAATATTCACCAATGGAAGTGGACAACTCTATTGGGGTACTGTTTCTAGTAGTTCATCTGGTGTATCCTCATTCAATGGGCTAACAGGTGCTGTTCAGGGTGTTTCATCCGTAAATGGAGCCACAGGTGCTGTTCAAGTTGTATCCTCATTCAATGGGCTAACAGGTGCAGTTGTCGGTGTCTCATCAGTAAATGGCCTAACTGGTTCGGTCAAACTTGGAAGATCTATATCTGTATATGCCCCAACCACCACAGACAACATTACCATGTTCTATACATCAAATGCACTAACCCTTTCGAACATAGAATCAGTTATAAGAGGTGCAGGAACGGGAGTAACATTCAGTGTTAGATACGGCACAGACAGATCAGCAACAGGAACAGAAGTTGTTACTAGCGGTATAAATTGTACAAATACAACCACAGGTTTGAGCACAACATCGTTCAACAATGGAACAATATCTGCGTCAAGTTTCGTTTGGCTCACCATTGCTGGTGTTAGTGGAAATCCTAATGAATTAAGTGTTACACTGGAGTTCTAACATGAAAACTTGGAAAATATGGTATAGTGGCGGTGGAGTAGTGTCAGGAAATACACTGGAGCAGTGGATTGCTGCTCCATCCGATGGAGTTCTTGGAGTTTATGAATTCCTGGGATGGGACAACGGTTTAAAAATGGGAAATGTTCATGTGTATGGCGATTGGTACTGGATGAGTTCCGATGGTTCTATTGGTCAAAGCGAGTCTTTGTCAACAGATGGTACATTTATAGAACCAAACAATCCAGATGGTTCCTTTCTCAAAAGAGGAGGAATGGTATCCCAAGAAGAAATGAGTTCCGCTTTCTCTCAAATGATGGCAGAGGCATCGGATGGCAACTAGACATTTTCTCTCTTCCACAAATTCAGATCTTACAGGTGGAGCAGACTGGAACAAGTATGTTTGCTATAATACTAGCGGAGCAGCATCAACTATTTCTGCTTCAATTGCGGCAAATACCGCAGAAACTCAAAGAGCATTCACAGAACCTCTGCATCCAGGAACAAAAGCATCTGTTACAGGAAACTATACAGTAAGAGTAAAGGTAACAGTAGGTAATGCCAATGCCAATATTGCCATTACTCTTCATCGTATAAATTCAGCAGGAACAGTACAGGCAAGTTCTTCTAGGACTGCAAATCAAGCAGCAAGTGCAGGAACAAAAACTTTTACTCTTACTTCTCTAAATCTTGGAACATTTGCCGAAACTGATCGTTTGCGAGTAGACTACTATATGGCAGGAATCGCAATGGGTGCTATAACAATAACTCTTGCCACAGAAGATCCTGATTGTTATATTGAAACTCCTTTTAATGCCCGCTTTTTTGTAACCTCTCCATAACATTTTATTCTATACATAATGGAATGGAGGGTATGCATGGGAACACCTGTAGGAAAATCAGGCGATCTATTCGTCTATAAAGACCAAAACGGAAAAAGAGCAATTTCTATAATTACCGGATTGCTCTCCGAACGCCACACAGCCAATGGTTCCCCTGTTCTATCTTCTGCCACTACCGTTAGAAAGGCTGACGGGAGCACCGTGGTTTTAGGTGCAGATCTAGGATCAAGATTCACCATTAATGGAAACCCAGTGAAAGATCTCCATTCCCGTGGAGGCAGTATCAATGGTGATATCGGAGGAAAATATGGGGTTTCCAGATGAGCGATATGAAATCTTGGTTTGAATTAGGTTCAACGATTTCTGCTATTTTAGGTGGAGGAGTCATAGGCTGGTATGGCATGATTCGCCCAATAGTACAAAAGATACAGCAAGAGTGGTCAAAATCCAAGCAACAAAAAGAGATGCATTTGGATAGAAATATCCAAGAATTACTATCAGAACTGCGCCACGATGCCGATTCCTGTCGAACAAAACTGTTTCAGTACCACAATGGCAACAGTTTTGCGAATGGAAACTCTATGAAAAAAATGTCAATGACCCACGAATCCTGCCATCCAGGAATGGTTCCGACATTTAAGGGAAATACCGATCAGATGCTTTCTCTATTCGTGGATATGCTTGAAATATTAGAAAACGATAAATCTACCCTTATTGTTGTCAGCAATATGAAAGATTCATATTTCAAGTCATATCTACAGTCAAATCATGTTCTTATGATTTCTCTTTTGCCTATTCGAAATACCCGTGGAGGGCAAGTTGGATGTATTCTATGCGAATGGTGTGGCTGGTCTTTTGCAGATAAAGTTGAAGAGACTAAATTCGAAGAGAAATTTGTAAAGATAAGAAACAGCATACAGTATCTGCTCAGTACAACAAAGAAAAGAGGCGGATAATGAGTACATCCTTTACATATCGTGATATAGACCTTTCTTTTAAAAAGCACCCTCTAACAGGAGATATTGCAACTGTTTCAGATGAAACAGCGGTAAAGCAGTCAATAAAGAATCTTGTCAAACTTGCCCCATTTGATAAACCATTCAACCGAGAAATTGCCTCTCCTCTCTATGGATTGCTCTTTGAGCCTATTGACCGAGTTAGTGCAGCGTCAATGCGTATTGATATCAAAAATCTTCTAGAAACTTATGAAACAAGAATAGAAGATATTGAAGTATTAGTAAAAGCATCACCAGAAGATAATAAATATGAAGTGTCTGTAAAATATAGAATCAAAAAGATGCCTAATTTCGAAACTGTGGAGATATTCTTACCAATAGAGAGGCTGAAGTAAAATGGCTAACGACAACTTTGTCAATATAACACAATTGGATTTTGCTCAAATAAAGAGCAATTTTATTGAATATCTTCGCTCAAAACAAAAGTTCAATGGGTATGATTTTGAAGGCTCCTCTCTTAATATTCTTATGGACATACTTGCATATAATACCCACTATATGGCTTTTTATGCAAGCATGGTTGGAAATGAGATGTTTCTTGATAGCGCATCAAGAAGAGATTCCATCGTATCCCATGCGAAACTCCTCAACTATCTTCCACGATCACAAACATCAGCGAAGGCTATAATAAATCTCACAAAAACCTCTTCTGGAACTATAAACAGAGGAGAGTATATATCAGGTTCTTATGTAAACGAAAACAACCAGGCAGTAACCAAAATCTTTACATTCCTAGAGGACTACGAGTATGAAGAGTATGGAGTAAACGATTGGAGAGTCAACAATGCTTCAGTATATGAAGGTATTCTTCAAACTCTGACCTATGTTCACGATACAAGAAAAAGAGAACACAAATTTCTTGTACCAGCGGATGCCGATGTTTCTACAATCAGAGTAAAGATTCGACAGAGCGAAACGGCAGCAACCGATGACACAGAATCTTGGACAAGAGTTACAGATTTTTCACAACTTGGTCCAGACGAAAAGGTGTTCTTTGTTCAAGCAGCATATGATGGTCAGTACGAGGTATATTTTGGAGACGGCATTCTTGGTGCAAATCTTGGAAACGGTAATATTGTTTATATCGAATATCTACAAAATTCAGGATCAGCAGGAAATTATTTTGCTTCGTTTTCAAAAATAGGAGTGTCAGTATCAACTGTTTCTTCTTCTATTGGTGGAGCAGATCCAGAAGATATAACAGATATTAGAAGAAATGCGCCAAAGGCGTTTGTTGCTCAAAATCGCACAGTCACATCAAGAGACTTTGAAAGCGTTATACAAACAGTATATCCCCGTGCAGAAAGTATCAAGGTATGGGGTGGAGAAGAGAACAATCCTCCACAATTCGGAAAAGTATTTGTCTCAATAAAGCCAAATGCAGGACTGTATTTGCCTTCCGTAGAAAAAGAAACAATACTTGAGGATCTGAAATCAAAGACAATTGTTGGTATTGTTCCAGAAATAGTAGATCCACAGTATCTCTATGCAGTGGTCAACATCAATACAACATTCGATCCAACAAAGACCTCTCTTTCCAGAAATGAGATTTCTGCTCTACAGAAATCTAAAACTCTAGAGTACTTCGATACAGTTCTAGAGAAATTTGATACTCCATTTTTTGGTTCAAAACTAAACAAGATTCTAGATGAAGTGGATTCTGCAATCCTCGGAACAAGACTTGAAACTCTTGTAGAGCAAAGAATAAAGCCAAGTACAAGATATCCAACACTTGTCCAATTGCAATTCCACAATCCAGTGTTTAACCCATATAAAGGATACAAGGGGTCTTTTAGATCTTCGACTTTTTCTTACAAAAATAGTGTTGGTGCAACCAAAACTTGTTTTCTAGAGGATGACGGAAACGGCAAAATATCAATTGTAAGCGGATCAGGTGAAGCGAAAAGAAGCATTGTAAAAGAAGCAGGGGAAATCGACTATCTCACAGGAAATGTTACTCTCTTTGCATTCAAACCAGAAAACTACGGAACACTTGACCACATCAAAGTTAGAGTTCAACCATTGACTGATGATATCTTTACAATGCAAAACAAGATCATTACATCAACTTCCGATAGCATTTCTGCAAAGGCGTTCACAAAGGAAGAGATAGAAAGACTAATCAGGATTGGAACATCCGATTTCAATGCTGTACTCAGTGCAAAGAATCAAATTCCAGAGGGTCCAGTGGTTGTTCAAGGAGGAGAGGCCATACGAAGTCCTTCTCCATACATTACGCCAAATCTTCCATCACTACCTCCTCTTCCAAACTCTGTTCCTATCAATATACCAACTCTAGGAAGATAAGATGTCTATATTTCTTTCATCAAATACTCCAGCAGATAGACCTATTGATACCACAAGAAGAAGTGGGTTCTCAAAGGCTTTCAAACAATCCGTTCCTGGGTTTATACTTGATGAATATCCTCTGTTTATAGAGTTTCTAGAGGCATACTATGAGTGGCTAGACCAAGAAGGCAATCCTGTTGAATTTTTACAAAATGGCAACAGATATTTTGATATCGACACAACTTCTAGTCAATTCTTGGAGCATTTCAAGAAGACATTTCTTGATGGATTTCCTAAAGATTTCTACAAGACTCATTTTGGTGACGCAGATCATAGACCAGATGAGAGAGTCATAATAAAAAATATTCGTGAAATATACAAGATTAAAGGAAGCGAAAAATCTATTAGATTGTTGTTCCGTCTTATTGCAGACACTGAAGTCACAATAGAATATCCTAGAGATGAAATATTTATCCTTTCATCAGCAAACTATCGTGACTATAGAATGGTATATCTTCTTAAAGATACAGCAAACCTCCTCAATGGATTTGATCCATCCGTGGTAAACGGGTTGCAGATACAGCAATATCAGGGAGTTGTCGATGTTATAGGTTCAGCAACAATTCAGACTATACATGAATTTTCCCATAATGGAAAAGAATACTATGCTCTAACTCTTTCCGATGTTGTTGGAGATTTTATACAATCAGACAGTCAACCTCTTTTCATTATTCAAAATGGAAAGAGTTTTCCATTTTATCCCGTACTTAGTGTTTCTGACCTACAAATAGTCAGTGGTGGTAGAGATTATGTTGTTGGAGATTTTTTCACTGTTGGAAATACACTACAAGAACACATAAAGGGATTTGTCTCATTAACAGACGAAGACGGAGCAATAACAAAAGTTCGTCTTTTTAGCAATCCTGTAAACTATAGCGGTTCTGATATAGTGTCTGTTGACACAGCATTGGGAACAGGATCTCAATTTAGCATTACACAATCTGTTCTATCTCTATCAATATCAGAATATAAAGACAACAAAAATCTATCAAGCAACTCATCAAAACTACAGGACAGTTTTGAGTATCAGCAGTTTTCATATAGAGTAAAGTCAAAAAGACCTCTGGAATCATACATCAAAGCAATAAAAGACATTGTTCACCCTTCAGGATTTGTTATTCTCAATTCTCTTTATAATAATGTGTATTCCATAAGACCAACAGAGTATAAAACTAGAGTTGTTCGCTATGAATATCCATTTCTCGGTGCATATGCTTCATTTAGACCTTCAAACAACTTTTCGAACGGAAATCCTAGTGGTTATTCGCCTCCAACAACCGATGGTGATCCTACTAGAAGATTTGGATTTGTCTTTAGCCGTTGGTTAGATGAAACAAATCCAAACGATCCTTTTGTTAATCCCAGCGAAGGAATTCGGTCAACACCATCAATACCTAATGGTTCTATTGTTGGCGGGAATAGCGGAGCATTCAGACCTCTTGCTTCTGGTCCTCTGTTCAGTGCAATAGAGAATCAAAGCGCAGGCTCAACCATATGGGTTCAATTTCCACACCCCAACAACGGTGCTTTTAGAGAAGACAGTCCAGTGCTGCCAAATACTTCAATGGGATCTGTAAAAATACAAGATATGCTTCTATTACCAATACCATCCATAGCGAGAAGTTAAAATGATAACAGGATTCGACGGTAAAAAATCAAAAAACTTTGTAGGAAAATCTGATGTTACAGATCCTTCCACAAGGAAAATCCCATTAGACAACACAACTATCTACGAATACACAAAGCAGTCTGTACAGATAACATCAGAAACAGACACCATAAAAGTAAAAGTAGAAAATAAGTTAAAAACAGAAAAATACGATGATTGGTATATACAAGTTAATCGGTCAAAAAACGAAGATAAACCGATGTATTCAGATAGTTTTGATGAGTTTATACCAGTTATCGTTCCAAATCCAACAAAACCTTCAAAACCCTCATCCACCACAACACCACCTCCATTTTCCGCTGAAATATAAAATAGGAATAAAACATGAGCAGTTTAGACACATCAATTGAAAGATCAACAAGAGAGGCTATCCGAAAGGGAATAGCAAGTTCTCTGTACCAAGAACTCATAGATCCAGAAAAATCCTATTTTGTTATGCTTGGAAGAAGTTTTCCGTGGACATCAACTGTCGGAATAAGACTGTCAGAAGGAGGAGAGACTGTACCATTTCCAACAGACGATACCGTTACATTCAATCAGAACATGAGAAATGGTTTCTTTGCAAAGCGTGTTTCTGTTAATGATGTGGCATTAATGCTTCCTTTGATTCAATGGAAAAAGGGAACAAGATATGGAAAATATGTCTCAAATCTCAATATCTTCGATGAAGCCTATATTTTCTTTGTATACACAAGTGATGGTAGTGTCTATAAGTGTTTAGAGAACGGAAGAAACAACGAATTGACAGGTGTTCCTTCTCTTTTTGAACCCAATATCAAAGATACTAGTCTTCCTTTTTCTCTTCCTGATGGATATACATGGAAGTATATGTTCACTATACCCGATCATCAGAGAAGACTCATTACAGACTTCACAGAAGAGACAAACTATATCCCCGTAAGCAGAGCAAATGCTAACTACAAATATGGAGAAAGAATATTACAATATGAAGTACAAGATAATGCAATTCCCGGAACTATTGATAGTGTTTCGGTAAAACCAGGAGTAGGACTTGCAACAGGAACTGGTGCGGATTTCTCTATATCCTCTGCAAAGAATATCAACTATAAGATAGTGTCTGGTGCCAGTGGTGCTACGAGCATGACAATAGGTCCAGCGAATCTTGTAAGTCAAATAAATGGCGCATACAATCAGTTTACCGTTGTCATTACAAGTGGACCTGCATCAGGTATACACAGACAGATAACAGGCTACACATACAGTAGTGGAGGGGGTTTAGTTTCCTTCAATGAACCTCTTCCAAGAAGTGTTCCCGCTGGTTCTTTTTATCAGATTGCACCAACAATAAAAATATACGGAGATGGCTCTAGTGCAGAGGGATATCTAAAACTGACCGAATATCCAAATCAATTTGATATAGAAAAATTTATTGTAACAAATCGTGGAAGAGACTACACCATAGCATATTGTGGATCTCCACAACCAGAAAGCACACTGACAGATTTTATAGCCAATGCAAACATATCTCCAATAAAGGGTCATGGATATGATGCAGTTTCTGAATTAAATCCAACCTATCTTCAGATATGTGTTGATGTTAATGGAGGAGAAAAGGCAGGAACTCTGCGGCTTGCTGACGGTCCATTTAGACAAATATCTCTTGTAAAGAATCCTCTTCTTTACAATTCGAGTCAAATTGCAGGAACAGAAAATTCAAAATTTAACGAAGTTGTTGTTCGAACAACCTCAAGTCTAGCAAATGTCGAAACAATAGTACCAGGTAATTATCTTTTCGCAGAAACCACAAAATCTATAGGAAGAATAGAGAGTGTAAGAAGCACAGGCAAAGACTGGATATTGCTAGTAAAGAATCTAAACGGAAGCCTGCTAACTAGTACATCAGGAGTAACAGGAGAAACTGTTTCGATGTACAGCCATGTTTCACCTGGTGCAGAGTTCCGTAGAAAAGCAGACTCTGTTGGATTTGTTGTTTCTTCTATTCCTTATCTCTCTGCAAACAGTACAGAGCAGGTTTATAAATTATCAACAACTGTTGGGGTGACGGGAACTGCATTTGACACAGTTGTATCTGGTTTTGTAAATGGCTATGTTTATGCTGATGGAATATCTTATGATAGATTCAATGCCCGTATTTTCTCTATAACACCAAGTTCTGATAATATTGCACAATACTATGTTGAATTGGTGGGAGTTGTTGGACTAGAAAATCTAGTAGAAAGTGGCGTTGGCACTTCTATAAAGTTTGATCGTATAGACTATCCAGATACAGATATAATTGTTGATGCAGGAGAAGGTCAAATAGTATCCATAGATCCACCAGACCTTGAGCCTCTTTCTGGAGAAATCGTATACATAGAAAATACAGAGGCAAAGGAAAGAGATAGAGTACAAACCGAAAGAATATCAATTCTTATCAAGATTTGAGGTAATAGATGTCTGATAAACTAGGGATCGTCAACAAACCACCATACTTTGACGACTTTGATTCTAAAAAGAATTACTCAAAAATTCTTTTTCGTCCAGGTAGAGCCATTCAATCTCGTGAACTAACACAGATTCAGACTCTTTTACAGAATCAAATATCTTCTATAGGTGACAAATTCATCAACTCTCCTGTTGTTAGTGGTTGTGATTTCCGAATAGGAGAGGTTAAATTCTTGAAATTTAGATCAGAAGAAGATGTGTCCTACCTAAAAGGAAAATTAGGACAGTTGTCTTCTGGATCGAATGTTTGTAAATTCAAGATAGTGGAAGTAAAACAAATAACAGATAATTTCTCTAATGCAGAAATATCAACATATAATAATTGGGTCATATTCTTTGATTATACTAACGGATTCGAATTGACAGATGTCTCTTCTCTATCCTCCTCTCCAGTTGCAGATCAACAACTTCTTGTCACCATAATTGATGAAGCAGAGGCAGAACAGACTCTGTTTACTTTTAATATTCTAGGAATAGGTGCAGATGCCTACAGTGTACTGGACGCACAGCATAAAAATACAACAACAGGAATTTTGTCCTACGGCGATGCCTTGTTGGCAAGATTGGGAACAGGTATACTATACAAAAAAGGATACTTTATTGTAAATTCTGAACCTTTAGTTCTTCCAATTTCAACAACTCTTACAACAAACAGTGATTGTATATACACAAACTATGCTCCGTCTATTCAAAATACAAAGATTCTTCTCAAACTAGTTTCTTCTTTTATCACAACAGAAGAAGACCCTACACTATACGACCCATCCGCAGGTTTTTATAATTTTGCTGCTCCTGGAGCAGATCGTCTAAAGATCACCCCAAGCCTAGTTCAATCAATAGATGAAACTGATCTTGATGCCATAGATTTGGCAACAATTGTTGATGGAGAGACAAGAATAGATGCAGGAGTTGCAAATGATTTTCCTCTGTCTATTCTCGAAACAGATAAAGATTGTCAAGATCAAATACTCAAGCCATTTATACTAGACATTATAGGAACAACATTGTATGTCAATAGTGGAAGAGCGGTTGTAAACTGCACCGATATTGAAATCATAGAAAATCAAGCAGTATCAATTAGCACTAGCGCAGATCCAAAAAGATTGTTCAACCAACCTCTAAATCAACAGTGCTTGTCAGATGCAATCATTGTACAGAGCAACCCAGACACTCCTCTTTTTGGAGGAGTCTCTGGTTATGATTACTCTTCCGTCAATACAAATTACTATGGAAGCGGAAAAATCAAGAAACTCTTTTCAGATGAAGCAGTTCGTCTAGAAATAGTCAACTGCGATGGCATAAAAATAGGATGCTTGACTCTTCTTGATATCTCAAAAAACGATGCCACTTCCTATAGATTGCACTATAACGAATTGCAGAGTTATGTTTCAACAATACCAGAGAGTTCTCTTTTTGCAGAGGCTTGTACTCTTTCTCTTGACGGAGAAAAGGTATTTACAATTGAAAGCACGATCCCTCTCACCTGTAGCGACACACTACAGGGAGCAAACAGAAGACTCGTCTATCGTATTCCAAAGGGTTCAAACATAAAGAATGTGTTTGATTCTGATTATATGATAACTAGAGATTTCGTTTCCGATATCACAACAAAAAGCGTTAGAGGACTTGGCGTATCAACAACAACAGGAACTGTTGCAGAATTTTCTATGGATATTCCAAACGGTGTGTTCAACGACGGACAGGTCGGAGAAGAGGCCATCATTGGAGATCCAGATCTGTTTACAGTTATAGTTAACGGAAAGGTTATTCCACTAAAACAACAAAGAAATGCTCCATATGTTCTTATAGAGAGCAAGAGCAAAGTTACTGTTGTTCTTGATAGATTAGATGAACAAGCAACATCCGAGGACGGAGAACTATTAACAGTACCAACAGCAGGAAAGTGTTATCTTATAGCCAAGGTTCGCTTTCCAGAAAAAGCATCTTCTAGAGCCTCCGCTGGAGTTTCAGATGATCCAATCCCACATAGAAAGAAAATACTAAAAGAGGCAAGAGGCTCTTACATTCATAATTTTGCGGTAAACAGCACATTGAGCCTTGGGTTCTCCGATATCTACAAACTAAAATCAATCAAAGATGGATCAGGAACAGATTTGACTTCTAAATTTGTATTCGATGATGGTCAGAGAAACGACAGATACGATCATGGTTCTATTACGATTGATCCAAACGAGAGAACATCGGTGATCGGTTCAGATAGTTCATCTTCAAGAGAATACATTGTAGAATTCCAATATTTTGAGCATATCCCTATTGCACCAGGATTCTACGGACCAATAACCGTGAACTCTTATGGATTCAATAAGAATGGAGATGAGATATCTGCTTTCCACGGTCTTGATCTCAATGGAAATCAACTCACTCTATCTTACGACGAAATACCAAATTTCTTGGATCGTGTGAGTGGAGAAGTAATATCTCTTTCCGATGCTATAGACTACAGACTAGTACGCACAGAAGAAGGTCTTATAGAGAATGGAGTAAACAAGTCTTCCATTCTTCGTGGTAGATGGTTCCCATCTCCTGATTCCTCCGCTGCTGTTGAAACAAGTTATTCACTTGATCTTCCAAGAATAGATCTACTTGTTCTCCGTGAAGACGGAACAATGTCTGTTCTTACTGGAGAGCCTGCTGCTGTTCCTATGGCAAGAGAGTATCCTAAAGACGGATGTGTTATCGCAGAGATAAGAGTACCAGGAAGAATTCTCTCGTCAGAAGACTTCATCGTCAACAAGACTCCTATTAAGTCTGTGACACTATCTGAACTAAACGATATGCAAAACCGATTAGCAGAGATTGAAAAGTCACTTTCTCTGAAGACTCTTGAAAATAAAGCAAGAGCACAGAGTGCGTCTCTACAAAACGAGTATCTCACAGGAATGGTTGTTGATGATTTTGGTGGACACTATGTTGGAGATGTATCGAACGACGAATACAACTGCTCTATGGATTTCAGCAAAGGAGTTTTGAGATCTCCATTTACAACATCCTTCTTTGATTTTGTTCCTAATTCTGGATATCCTCTTTCTGGAAATACAGCATACTATGGTCTTGCACCAGAGAACACAACAGGTGTGACTCTTATTAGCAACGATCAGGGAACAAACGAAGTTTCTGTCAATGGATTTGGTGTTACAGATTGGCATGGATATCTTTCGATAGACAGACCTTATCACCTTTGGATAGACCAAACAACAAAGCCCGTTGTCAGAAACAACAGCCGTGGACAGAATGATGCATGGGAATCAGGTGGAGAGTGCGTTCAACCAAATGGAAGAAACAAAGGATTCGGAACGCAATGGGCATTCTGGAAGAGCCTATGGTTTGGAGATAGTATTTTTGATGAGGTAGCAATAGAAAAAGACAGAGCATCTTCGAAGGGATTCTCAGATTCTATCACAAACATAGCACCATCTAGATTTTCAAGAAGCATCAATAAAGAATCCCTTTTTGCAAATCATAAGAAAACAATTTCTAGTGGTGGTTTTGCTCTGACTGATCCAAAATCAAGCAAATATGTTGATTCTGCATTGAGTTTCTTCTCACCAGAAAACTATATCCTTGTTCGTGGTTACTCTCTGAAGCCTAATACAGTATTCTCGGTTTATTTTGATAACTTAATAACTCCTGTTTCTTCCTCTAGAATCTACTCAAAGTCTCTTGCATCACTTTCAGAGGTAAAGAGTAATTCCAACGGTTATGTTGAGTTTGTCTTGAGAATACCCGCTGCAAGTTATATCACGGGTAACAAGGTTGTTAAAATTATCGAATCTGCTTCAACAACCAAACCATCCTATGCGTCGGCAATATATCAAAATATAGGAAGTGAATGGAAGAACAAAATAGCAACGCAAGACGATTCTGTCGAAACAGAGATATTACCAATAGGTCGTAGTGATATATTTGTTCAAAATGAAAAAACACTCTATAGCGATTCATCGAATATCAATGGAATATATCAAACTTTCTTTATTGATAAACAAGAATACCCACAAGGATTGATTCTTGATTATGCTTCAGTATATTTCTCTCAAGTAGATACAACAATACCCGTATCAATAGAAATAAGAAAACTCATAAATGGCAAGGTTGATATTCATAATATCATCAAAAACTCTAGAGTAGAAATATCCCCTTCTTCCTCTGGTTACAATGAATTTGAGTTTGTAGAGCCTGTTTTCTTGGCTGCTGGAGACTATGCTCTTGTGATAAAGAGCAACTCTAATAACTACAAAGTTCACATTTCGCAAAGAGGAGTCACAAGAGTAGACAATGGAGTCGTAAACTCAGAAGAAGCAGTGTTTGCCTCTTCACCATATGGAGTTGGCTCTTTCTTCAGTGGAAGTGCATTTGGTCAACAGGGAGACAATTCAACAACTCTACGATTCTCTATGCATAGAAAATCATTCAGAACTACTCAAAATTCCTTTACTCTAAAGCCAAGACTTCCTCTTATTGGCGGTGTGGATTCCGAAGCAAAACTAGATCTTGTTTATCTTGCTAACAACAACTGGCAAACAACAACAGGAAGTGTTGTCTATGAATTGAACACAGCAAATGGTAGAAGAAAGATTTCTTCTAATACAGATATTGAAGAGTCTGACACTTTTAGAACTGATACCTCTAGACTCATCGTTGGAATACAAACAACAAGAGAAGATGTATCGCCAATAGTCGATTTTAGAAAAATTGGTCTTTTGACAATAAAGAATCAAATATCAAGCACAACCGATGTTGGAGAAGATAAAGAAACTCTCAGTTTCGGTGGTTCTCTTGGTTCTAAAATGAAATACATTACGAGAAGAACAGATCTAGATCTTCCTGCAAATGTTTTGAGAGCAACAGTTGAAGCAAAACTACCAGCAGATTTTGAACTAAAACTGTATGCAAAAGTTCTTTATGAAGGAGAACAAGACTTTGACAACAAACCATATAAAGCCATGAGTAGAGTTTTTGGTGCTTCAACATCAACCAAAGATAAATTCAAAGAATTGGTTTTTGAATTAGATGAAACAGATAATTACAAGAATTTTGTCTCTTTCTCTGTTAAAATTGTTCTTCTATCGAATCTTACAGATACATCAACTCAAGCGATTGAATTCTATCCAGAGTTAAGAAACTTTACTGTTGTTTCAACGGTGAGATAATGGATAATATTTACATCAACAAAAATAAAGCACAGTATCTCGAATTCCTCAAAAACAGAGATTCTAAAAAGAAAACAGAAGAACGCATAGATAGACTAGAGAGAAAAATAGCAGAAATAGAGGAAAAACTAAATCTTCTACAAGACAATAGAGGTATCGGAGCCACTCAATGAGTCTAAGCCAAAATCTACACACCATATCACCAGTTGGTCTTGATGATACCTTTCTTCAGTTGTATCAAAGAGTTAACGATACGATAAGCGTTGTCAATCAAATTAGAATATATGATGTACAAGGCACTGGCGGTATTATTCACCGAAGAGATGTTGTATCGAACCCCGTGGCGAGAGAGGTGTTGTCGATAAATCTTGCTTCTACAGGATCAAATTATGGTTATGGCTTAAGCATTATTGCTCTAGACACACCTGTGGTTTCTCAAGCCGAAGGTGGGACATACGCTCTACGGTTTGACCCAAATAATGCAGAGGCTGCATCAGTTTTCTTGATTGATGGACACACAGCGTATGTACAAAACGAAGACTATGTTCTTGTTGCAGCAACAGGATCTCGTGGCGATGACAACTTTAGACCTCTAAAGGTATTCGCAAAGGATTCAATTCCTTATGGGATTTGCGGAGATCACCGTTTTTCTGGAAAGATATACTTCGATGGCTCCGAAGTAGTTTTCAATTCATCAGAAGTTCATTTTGATGATAGATTATTGTTCCTATCATCCGCAGGATCAACTGATGATCCGGGTGTTCAGTCTGGTCTGCTTAATAATGTGTCTCTTGCTGGTGGATCTGGATCTGGATTTGTGGTTAAGGGTGCATCTGGAGACAAGTTCTTCCTATATCAAAATTCCGAAGGAAATTCTCTAGGTTATTATGCTTTCCGTCTATCAGAAAATCTACAAGTAGACGGTTCATTTATTGCACCAGATGGTTCTTTTGTGTTTGTTGGTGTTAGTGGAAGCGCACCGAGTCTTTCCATCAGAACTAAAGGTCAAGACTCGGTATCAACTCCACTTGGATGGAAGTTATACCAATCGGCAACAGGCGGATCAATAGGAACCCTGAAGATCAAAAGAGAAGGCATTACTGATTTTGATTCTCTTGAATTATTTGCAAATTCTGAAGTAAAAATAGGATCAATACACGATGGTTCTTCTGGATCATCAGAAAGATCTGGTTCATTCACAACAAGAGCATCAAAATTTAGCATTCCTGGAACAAACAATACAGGAGTTCTTCATTACGGATGGCAGAATAGAGATGTTGTAGAGTTGGCAGCAACCGCTGACTCCGGACAATTTGCAGAGGCTACTTCTGCTTTCAAACCAGGAACAGTATTAAGCCTTGATTCTAATGGAAACTACATCAGAGCAAGATGGGACGCAGATCCAAGCACAGGATATAAAGAAGCAGAAGTTGTTGGTATAATTGAATCTATCACTAGTGATGACTATATTCTTCAGGTTCCAGTAACAGGAGGAACTTCCTATTCAACCTCTATCTTCTCAAAGGGAGAAAATGTTTCTATAGTAGGAAATGGGTATACAGTCAGAGGTTATGTCTACGATGACTCTCTTCCATTAAGTGGATTAAGCGGAATAAGAGTCTTTGTCAATTCTTTCCCAACAGGTATAACTGCTGGTTCTTTTGCTCCTTCAACAGGAACAATATTCGTTGGTGGTGCAACACTCCGAGGAACAGCAGACGAAGATGCTATAGGAATTTGTGGAAGCATTGGAATAACAGTAAGTCCTGTAAATTATGCTGTGATCGTTAGACAAGGAGTGTTTGATATTCCTGTACAAGGATCTGGCGCAACAGGATACGATCAGATCTACACTCTTGGGTTGACAGCAGGCTATCTCTTCTACCTTGGTGGAACGATGAATGGCAATGATGCTAACTGCTATGGTGGAGTGACTATTGCCTCTGGAAATCTGTTTAATCCTGTCGAATTCTATAATGCTGGAGCAAATGTAGCAAAACCGCTATTCATATATCTCGGAACAATAGAAGGAAAGAAAGCAGGACTGTTCCAACCATATCAAGGTTTGGGTCTTACCTACTCCATAACTTCAGCCGAAACACAACCAGTATATTATGATACTGATACAGGAGAAATAGACAATCCAGAACTATTAGGAGAAATTGGTGGAAACAGAAATAAGATTCTCAATTCTGGAATAGATCTTTGGACTCGTCTTGATACATTCGGGGGAACCTATAGCGGTGCAGAAGGTTCTACTGCCAATGGTGTAACATTTGGTGGAACATCCGTTGTTGAATATCCACATGGTGCATCTTATTCTACGGATAGTCCATTTTATCTGTTATCAGGTTATGTTGCAGACGGATACTTCTTTGATACAATAAACAGAACAAGAGTCATGCGTGTGGAGAGACAGCAACTAACAGGAAGCCAATTAGATTCTCTACCACAAAGACCAAATTATGAATTGAAATTCACACAGAGCAGTGGATCTGGAAAGTGCCGTCTTTATGCAGTCATTCCAGATCACAGAACTCTATCAGACCATGACATGAATTTCTCTTTCTATGCTAAATCAGATACAACAGGAACGATGGGAATCACAACAGGTGTTGCGTTCGTTTGGCCTAGTGGATCGACATATGCAGTAACAGAGTCTTCTAATGTGTTCATATCAGATGGAGTTGGAACAAGTGGTGGTAATTTCTACTCGGTTGATGTTGGTTCGACTTATGATAGGTATCAGTTTGCATTCTCATCCGAATCCCTTTCATACACGGGGGCAACAGGAGTGGGTGATTCGTTTGTAGCACCATTTATAGAGTTTGGATCTCTCAATGAAGGCGAATCTTTCATAGTGACAGCACTCCAACTATCAAAGGGAATGAAAGTAAAGCCTTACTCAAAGAAATCATATGCCGAAGAAAAGATAGAGTGTGATCGTTATTTCCAAAACATAGTTCTTGCTCATGGTGGATATTATCCAATCAGCACAGGTTCAAGTGGACCAAAACTATTTACAGGAACAAATATAAACACAACTATGGCTCAATTGCCAGCAATAAAAACAGCAATAGACATAACCAAACAGGGAATAGAGGGAGCCTGTGGATCAACTGATCCGCATTCTCTGAAAAAGAATCACATTTCTGTTTTCCGTGAAACAGATCCAACTTCCATTACCTATCATAGATATTTTGAAACCGTCTATACGCTTGACGCTTCTGGTTTCTCT